TACTTTTGCTGGAGGAGACATTATCCACACAGAAGATGGAGATAAAAGATATGAGTTGTTAAACCTTCAGGATCAAGTACATACAGCTTTTGAGAGTTGGAAAGTATAATAAAGTAACTTTTTGTTGTTACTTTTAAAGGAGTTTTATACCTTTGTAGAAGAAAATATAAACTAAGTATATGCAAGTAAGTTCACTAAGAGCGATCCTTAACAAAAGAGGAGACGGTTCTATCTCGGTAGTATTACCTGGAGATAAAGTAGGTAAGATTTCATCAGTAGATTTCACTGAAGAAGGTTTTGTTTTCACTATCGAGGATGTAACTCCTGTAGTTGAGAAGAAAGCTCCAGTTAAAGAAGTTAAAACAGAAACAGTAAAGTCAGATGAAAAGTCAGTTAGCAACGGAAAGTAAGGTATTAGGTATAGATGGTCAAGCTGCCATCATTCCTCCAACACAGTTTGAGACTAAAGAGTTTGTTACTAAATCAGACTCTAAGTATGCTGAAGTAGTAAAATTACAGAAAGGTTTCTTCTTAGCTGAGATTCCAGAAGGTAATCTAGAAAGTTCTTTAGAGTTAACTCCTGCTATTAAATCTCAGATGATCCAAGGTTACATTAAAGACGGAGGTGAGTTATTGGTTATTAAGACTGCTCAGTATGAAGGGACTACTCCTATCTTAACTCCTGGAGACTTGGTATTGTTACAAGATAACGCAAGAACTCAAGCTATTATCTTAGATGGTAGAGTTGATCCTGTGTTCTTAATTCGTGAGTTAGACTTTGCTTGTGCAATAAAGTAATGACTATCTCATTAGTGGTCTCTAAGGAAGAGTTCTTTATAGCAGCACTAACAGGTTTAAATAAAGAAGTGAGGGCTGGTGATATTAGATTACTAGCCCTTCTTTGTTCAGAGGCAGACGATAGTGGAATAGTAGAGTTCACTACCGAGTTACGAATAAAGGCTATGAGTAAGCTTGAGTTACGTAAGCAAAACATATCTAACATAATAGGGAGACTTCGAGATCAAGGTTTACTAATAGGTAAGCGTACTGTATTCTCAGTTAATCCACAAGTTTTATGGAAAGGTAACGAGGATGAAAGATTGACGTTCTTAAACGATAGAGTTATCACATGGAAATCCAGATAGTATATAATGAAGTAGAAGATGCTTTAGCTGGATGTACTGCTTACAAGAAAGCTCTTTCAGAAAAAGGACATAACTACGAGTACTCTATTAACATAGGAAAGTACCAAACAACAGTTTTAATAATAGTATTATGATATTAACAGCAAGAGTGGATAAGGAAGGATTCATAGATGCCTACCTTAAACTATGGAACGGAGGGTTTAAACTTACTGAGAGTGAGTTGACTTTCCTTAAGTTAATCTTAGATAAAACACTAACATTACTTAAAGATGGAGTTAAAGAACCATACTTAAGTCAGTTAGCTTTATCCAGAGATTCCATAGGTAAGATTAAGAAGGACTTAGGTCTTAGTGATTCAGGCTTACATAACATCAAAAAGAAGTTAGTAGAGAAACAAATCTTAACTGAGTCTGAAGATGGTTTAGTAATCAGAGCATGTGTGATACCTCAAGAAGAAATAACCTTTAAGTTTGTAGTAGATGGAGAATGATGGATTTGAGATCGTAACAGCAGCAGGTTGTAACAGAGCTGAACGTAAAGCAAGGTTAAAGTTTTATAAAGAAGAGTTAGTTAGACATAATCGTAAAGAAGTTAGGTTAAACTCTAATCCAGCAGAGGAATCTAACTTTACTGATGTACATGCTTGGATTACTAGAAAGAACACCTTACTAGCTAAGATTAAAGAGTATGGAGGTTAAGAAGATAGGTGAGTCTTTGGTGAATAGAGCTAAAGACGTTATAGGCTCCCTTGAAGGAGAGATGTCTAAAGAAGCTGTGAGAAGAAGAGCTATCTGTTCTACATGTGAAGTGCTAGTTGATGGATGGTGTTCTGAAGAACGAGGAGGATGTGGGTGCTATATGAACAATAAAGTATTCTGTATGTCCTGCAAGTGTCCTTTACCTGAACCTAAATGGATTGAGTTTGTATGAGTGTTGTAGTATATTTTAATAAAGACGAGAGCTTCTGGACCATGAATCCTCAGTGTACTGCTGCGGGAGTGTTCAAGCAAGTTTATGAAGAAGATAAAACTAAGGGTAAAAAGTTCTCATCCACATTAATGTGGTGTATTGCTCTAATATTCGACTATAAAAGTACTTTCTATAACTTACCTGAGACAGGAGAAGATAATAAAATAGACTTAATCTTCGATGATGTACTAGGAGATGTAGAATGGCCTACTAAAAACAGAGCACTCTTTGAAGAACTCAGAGACTTCTACAGAGCTCTTAATGAGACTCAAGCTCAGAGAGCATTGAGAGGTGTTGAAGAGAAGTTGTTAGAGCGAGATCAATTCTTGAAGTCTGTCACTTACACCATGGGTATGCCTGGAGAACGAGGTGGATGGATTGGTAACACTGCTGATATATTAGATAAGATGACAGCTAATACTAAGAAGCTATGGGATCTATATGAGCAAGCTCGTAAACAAGTCTTACAGGAAACTGAAGGAGCTTCTAAGATTGGAGGACGTAAAGAATCTTTAACTGATCAAGGATGGGGATAGGTGAGAAAGTTCAGATAAAGATCTACAAAGAAGTAGCTGCTGAACAGAAAGTTAAAACAGCTGTGGCTGAAGCTGCTGTAAGAGAAATGTTTAAGTTTATAACTAAAGTCTTGGCAGCAGATGATGATAAAGGTATTAGGTTACAGAACTTTGGAGTCTTTGACGTTCCTCCTAATAGGAGAGAGAACTTGAAGCTTAAGAAGGTGTACCGTATTATTAAAGGAGAAGAGAAGAAAAAACGCTTTATATATGAATCTGAAGAAGAATAGTGAAGAAGATTACATAGATGAATGTAAGCATCAAAGGTTCGTATCTCGCAAGCACTTTATTCATGAGATAGAAGTTCATCATCCGTTGAGTATTAAGTATAAGACTTACTGGAGGGAGATGAAGAGACGTACTATGGAAGGTTACTGGTTTGAAGGTAAGTGGATGCCAGGTGTATTATATGAGTATGTTAACTTCTCAAGAATACGTGTTAATAAAGATAAGTACTCCAAGACTAAGATTGTTTCCAGACCTGCTCTTCGAGATTTAGAATGGGAAAAAGCTTATGTATTCACTGAAGCTAGAGGATTTTCTGGGTTTGCTGACGATGAAGTTTACACATGTTATACTCCTATAAAGAACTATGATAAGTTAGATGAGTATGAAAGAGCCGATGTAGATGAACGAATGTCCCCGTATGCCAGGAAGAAAGATGGGACTTTAAAGAAGTATGTTCCAGCTAGAGAGTATTTAAGGAAGATTCACTTAGCTAATCTTGGTAAACCTATCTATCATAACGAAGCACGTAATGTGATAGATATTGAATGTTTTGCTCCAGAAACACTTGTCAAGTTGTTTGATGGAACTAGTGTTAGAATAGACTCTTTATCTATAGGAGACTTGTTATTGGGGCCGGATTCTAAACCTAGAACAGTCAAGTCTATCAATAACGGCTATGGTGAAATGTACGAGATATATTCTAAACGCCTTGGCATTCAGAAAGTTAACAGTAAGCATATAGTTCCTTTAGAAAAAAGGACATTCATCAATGGTAAATACTTAAATGGTAAAAGACTACCTGGAACATGGACAACTACTAAAACTGAGATATCGGTTGAAGATTTACTAACAATCCAACATCAACCAAGCTTTACTAACAACTATTTCATCTATCAGTCACCTCTTATAGAAAGAAGTGAGTCTGTTCAAGAAATAGATTCTTACGTCTTAGGATTGTGGTTGGCTGATGGTAGATCAAATGGACCGTATATAACAACCACAGACTATCAACTTGTTGAGAAAGTATGTAACATATACTCAGATAGCACTTGGTATAGCAGCGATACTCCCGATGGGCATAAACTCAGATACGACATTCAGTTTGGTAATAGGAGATCTGTGTTAAATCAAATGGGACTTCTGCACAATAAACGAGTACCAATGAATTACCTTAACGCTTCATCAAACCAACGATTACAGCTACTTGCTGGGATAATAGATGGGGATGGTGGTTTAGATCAAGGTTGTTATACAATAACAGTAGGCTTAGATGAAGAGTTAGGAAAAGACTATGTTGAATTGGCGAGAAGTCTTGGATTTAACTCCACTTTAACTTATCGAGATAGAGGTGAGTATAAAAGACAATATACAGTTAGAGTTGGTGGTGACATTCATATAATACCGGTAGTTCTTGATAGAAAAAAAACAGACAAGATTGAGAGAAGGTTGGATTATACAAAGTCCTCTTTTAACATTAAATCTGTTGGTCTTGGTGAGTTTATTGGAGTTGAAGTAGATGAAGATAACTTATTCTTGTTAGATAATTATGTGGTTGCTCATAACTGTCGTGGTACCGGAAAGAGTTATACTATTGGCAACTTTGTAAAGAATACCTACTTGAACGATGGTTGTTACGACTTTGATGAGTTTGTAGCAGCTGAAAAAGCAGGTACTCCTTTCTCTGTAGAGGTTATGGTTGGTGCTATTGACGGTAAGTATACTAAAGACTTACTAGACAAAATACAGTTATCTTTTGACTACTTCCCTGGAGGTCAGACTGTTAATGGTATATTCTACCCACCTCCATTGTTAAAGGAATCTACTGGATCTTGGTATAGCGGTAAAAACTACATTGAGAACAGGTATCAAGTTAAGCAAGCTAACGGTGAGTGGGAAACTAAAGGTACTGGTTCTAAGATATATAATAGAGCTTTTGCTGACTCTGAAGGTGGTAATGGTATGAGGATGTCCTTAGGTGTAATAGAAGAGGTAGGTTTCTTCAACATACTTGAAGACGCTCTTGCTTCTATGAAAGATACTACTAAAGACGGTACTGTTAAGTTTGGTACTATTTGGATGGCAGGTACTGGAGGTCAGATGGAATCAGGTAAGTCAGAGAGCGCTAAGATTGTGTTTAATGATCCTGAAGCTTATGACTGCCTATCCTTCAATGATATCTGGGAAGAGACAGGTTCTATAGGATTTTTTGTTCCTTATGAGATGGGTCTTAATCAGTTTAAGTCTGATGACGAAGGTATTACTGACATGGCTGCTGCCACAAGGTTTGCTGATGGAGTTCGTAAAAAGTTAAACGAAGGTAAGTCTAAGCGTCCTTTGTATAAAGAGATGCAAAATAACCCTCGTGTTCCAAGTGAAGCTTTCTTAACTCAAGGAGGTAATATCTTCCCAACAGCAGAACTTAAGGATCATCTTAACTGGGTGAAGTCTAAACAGAATGATGGTTTTATAAAAGGTCAACTAGGAGAATTAGCTTATGCACACACAGGAGAAACTACTGAACTCAGATGGTATCCTGACTTAGCAGGTAAGTTAAATGCATGCTTCTATGGAATGAAAAAGACTGATGACACCCAAGGCGCTATTCAGATATGGGAGCACCCTGTTATAGGTCCAGATGGTAAACCTCCTTTTGGATTATACATTGCAGGAACTGACCCTTATGATCAAGACAAAGCTCCTAATTCAGTATCTTTAGGTTCTACAATTATTTACAAAACCTTTACTACAGATGGAGGAGTATGTGAGTTACCTGTTGCAGAATACACAGCTAGACCCGGTACAGCCAAGGAACATCATGAAACTGTAAGAAGGCTTTTACTGTATTACAACGCTAGATGTTTATACGAAAGTGAAAGAAATACCATAAAGATGCACTTTGAACATACTAATTCACTATATTTGCTAGCGAAAACACCTACAATCCTCAAAGCTACTCAGAATAGTAAGGTTGATCGTACTTATGGTATCCACATGACAGACTTAATTAAAGCTGAACTTGAGATATACTTGAGAGACTGGTTGACAACTTCTATAGAAGATGGTAAGATGAATCTGCATAAGATTTACAGCATACCGCTCCTTGAAGAGTTAATCAACTATAATGAAAAAGGTAACTTTGATAGGATAATAGCTTTCCTTTTGGTTATACTTAAGAGGTTGCAAGACTTCAGGATAAAAGTAGAATCGGTTAAAGAGGAGAGTAGGGTTGTAGATCCTTTCTTTACAAGACAGTTCTTTAGATAATATACTATGTTTAACGGAAACATGTTCACAACAATGCCTGCACAAAAGCTCCCTCTGTCTGAGAAGAATCAGAGTTGGAGAGACATGTGTGTGGATGCTGTTTGTTCTTTTGGTAACAACAGGATTATAAATGGCCGTACTGCTTGGGGTAGGAAGAAGGTTAACTATGATTTGTTAAACTCAATCATAGATCCTACTGACTACTCTTATGTGATTGATCCTACTAATATGAGACCTGGGGATGCTGACGGAACTCAACCAGGTAGAATAAGAGATATAAATATTATAGCTAACAAGATAAACTTACTAAAAGGTGAGTGTATGGCTAGACCGTTTAATCATTTTGTTATGGCTACTAATGGTGAAGCGGCTACTGCAAGAGATGATAAGAAGAAAGAGCTACTCTTTCAGATTACAACTCAGAAGTTGGCTAAACAATTAGGTATATCTCTAGAACCTCAGATAGATCCTGAAACAGGACAACCTATTCCAGTTAAGTTTGAGCAAGTAGACAGATGGTTACAATACAACTATTCGGACATTAGAGAGAAGTGGGGTAATGAAATGCTCAACTATCTTAAGATGAAAGAAAACTTAGAACTTAAGTTTATGGATGGTTGGGAACATGCTCTTGTTGCAGCTGAAGAGATTTACTATGTTGGTACTTCTAATGGAGAGCCTAAGATTAGAGTCTGTAATCCTCTTAACTGTGAGTTTGATAGAAATCCTGACAACCCACATATTGAAGATGGTGATTGGTTCAGAGAAGATAGATGGATGACTGTTGGTCAGATCTTAGATGAGTATGGTGAATACATGACAGATGAGCAAGTTAAAATGCTCGATGAAGGTCGTATTCAACAAGGCTTGTCTAATCAGATGTTTCCAGGGTTTGCTTATACTCAAGAAACTATAGGTAAGTATGAAAACTCTACTTTTGGTAATAAAGGACGTGGTAACTCTAGCCATCTTTTAGTTAAGAATGTTGTGTGGAAGTCTATGAAAAAGATAGGCTTCTTAACATACATTGATGAGATGGGAGACAAGCAAGAGTCTATTGTAGATGAAACTTTCAAGCTAACTTCAGAAATGAAAGCTATGAAAGCTGAGTTAGAATGGACTTGGATTCCTGAAGTATGGCAAGGATTAAAGATAGGTAACTCTTTCAACTTAAACATAGGACCTCTTCCTAATCAAGTTAGGTACATGGATAATCCTAGAGAATGTAAGCTACCTTATGTGGGAGCTGTCTATACAGCAACAAACTCTATGCAGACAAGTCTAGTAGACTTGATTAAGCCTCATCAATACTTATATAACATTATCTGGTTCCGTTTAGAGACAGAGTTAGCTAAGGTTAAAGGTAAGAAGATGATTATGGATATGGCGTTGATACCTAAGTCTCAAGGTTTTGATACAGACAAATGGATGTATTACTTTGATAACATGGGTATTGCGTTTATCAACTCTCATGAAGAAGGTAAAGAAGGTTCATCCG